TATCATATGATCCAACTGGTTATACCGGTGAGAATATTATATCTGATCCAGTAAGTACTGCTGCAGTATTTACTCAAATTGTTGATTTAGGAAAAGATTCTGACGTTGAGATTAGAATACCATATCATCAGCCAACCGCCTGGTTGAGAAATCAGTTTACATCCACTGGAAATATTCCATTTTCCACATCATTAACTCCAACTTTTATCTATAATGATAATAATCACAATGGTACGATTGTGATGAGAGTTTTAACTGCATTAACTGCACCAATAGCATCTTCGACTATTAATGTCTTAGTCTATGCTAGGGGGGCAGAAAATTTGGAGTTTGCGTACCCATATTTAGCTGGTTCTGGAGATTTAAATGATGGATATATTTCATATTCACATTTTGCTCCTCAAACTGGCGATGAGGAATTGGAAGAAACGCAGATGGTAGTAGCTGGTTCTGGACCATCAATTGTAAACCCGGATAGATATTTTATTAATTTTGGTGAAGCAGTATATTCATTGCGGACATTCTTGAGAAGATCGACTTTACATCGATCAATACAGATTGTTGCAAATACGGATACATATGTGTTAAATAACTGGAATTTTTCTCGTTATCCTGCACCATATGGATATGATCCGCATGGATTAGATAGTGCTTATGGCATTGTCACTACGGCTTCAACTTTCCCGTTTAATTATACATATAACACTCCGTTTAACTGGCTAGTAGCTTGTTTTATAGGCTACCGCGGTTCTATGAATTACTCGTTTAATACGAATTTGGCTGGTTCTAACGGTGCTGTTGGTACTGTTGGTTCAATACGCGTAATGAGGAATCCTCAATACGTCGTAAACTCGGGAAAAGGAACACTACACACTGTAGTGTCAACACCTTCGGGTGATGCAAGGTTTACAATTGCAGCATCCCAATCTGGGAGTGCTGGTCAAGCAATCACTAATCAACAGACCCAGTCTGGACTTAATGTACAACTACCTAATTTTAGTAAATTTAAATTTCAATCTACTAGAATTACTACAGGTAACTACTATTTAAATTCAGCAGGGGCTATTGATGATGATGCTTGTTATGATACGTGGATTTTTGAAGTGATGAATGGTTCACAATTAGCTTCCACTAGTAATTATCAAAGATATTTTGTATATACTAGTATAGGAACTGATTTGAACATGTATTTCTTCATTAATACACCATCATACTATATTTATAGTGCATTACCAAATGCTAATTAGTATTTGGTTTTGTCAATTAAATATTTTGGAGAGTGATAGGTCTTTGACTTAAAAGATAACAAATATTTTATGAGCTATCTTCCTAATATATCACTCTTTTACTAATTAAATCTACTAATATGACCAATTATTTTAGAGACCATCTCGCGCGCGGGCGCATTATCCCCGTAAGTCCTAGTAGTTGGAAGTATTAACTAGTCCATTATTTAAGTCTTTTGGAAAGACTACGTATCTTAAATAGGTTTGATACGTCTTGACATGCACAAGTATAAAAATGCAGAAACACACGAACGGTGGTGTGTTGCCTATATAAAAGATTAATACGAATTCTAAGAATTACTCTTATTTTTCCTGTAACCACAGGTTTTTCGCTTTAATATTATATTTTTCATGAGTAATTATATTACCCTTATAGGTTATGTGTCCCACATTTTTTATTAAATTAAATAAGTTCGGCTAACTATCTGAGATAATTTCAGACGATAAGTGGCATGAACGAGACTAACTAACGTCGCATCCATGGCGTAAGGTTTTTGTAGATTATGTTGGGACATTGTCCTAACTTAATTGAAATTTTTTTACTTCACTCATAATTAATCTTGTATGTATATGTAAGTTTCATTAACGTCATTTGGTGAAATATATTCGGTAAATGGTTTGCTTTCTGCCAATCCTTCAGCCACAGCCATTGTAACATATACTTGTTCTTCACCATTACCAAAAATATTCAATTGATATTGTCCTTCATAAATTAAATCATTTGTTGTTAAATCTATTGTAACAGTGCAATATCTAATGTTGCTTGAATATTGTTCTGGATTATTTGTATAAACTGTATATGTTTTTTGTTGTTTGGACATTACGTGAGTAAAAACCAAATCATAAGTAGCAAAGTCAGGGCGAGCATCA